CTTTCCTTTTTTTGCGTTTAGATAAATAAAGATTTTTTGGAAAACCGAAACATTTTTTATTTTATTAAAATTTGCCGCCGGATAGCAAAACATAGCGTCGGTTTAAGGAGCAAACAATGAAAATTCAAGAGTTAAGCATAGACAAAATCGTGCCTTTTGAACGAAACGCCAAGAAGCACGACGAAACACAGGTCGCAAACGTTGCCGAGAGTATAAAACAATTTGGCTTTGCGCAGCCGTTAGTCGTTGACAAAGATAATATTTTAATTATCGGACATTGTAGGCTTTTAGCGGCTAAAAGTTTAGGGCTTGAAAAAGTCCCCGTTTTAAAAATGCAGGATTTAACGGAGGAGCAGGTCGCAAAGCTTAGGCTTTTAGATAATAAGCTAAACGAGTCCGAGTGGGATTATGAACTTTTAAAAGAAGACATCCCCGAACTTGATTTTACAAATTTTGACATAGACTGGGGCATAACAGAGCTTGAAGACATAACGGACATCGAAGACGACGAAGCCCCGGAGGTTGAAGAGACGGAACCCATCTGCAAAAAGGGCGACGTCTGGAAAATGGGGGGGCACAGGCTAATCTGCGGAGACAGCACCGACCGGGCAACAATAGCCCGATTATTTGACGGGGAAGTCGCCGACCTATACCTGACCGATCCGCCATACAACGTCAACTACGAAGAAAAAGCCGCAGCTTTAAACGAGTGGCGCCCGAACAAGAACGGAGCCATGAAGATCGACAACGACAAGATGAGCAACGAAGATTTTTATAAATTCTTGAAAGCGGCATTTTCAACAGCAAACGAATTTTTGAAAGACGGCGGAGCTTTTTATATATGGCACGCCGACACGGAAAGCCTGAACTTTCGGCTGGCTTGTTTTGATATAGGGTGGCCAGTCAAAGAAGTTTTGATCTGGAATAAAAATATTTTAGTAATTGGCCGCAGCGACTACCAGTGGAAGCACGAGCCCTGCCTCTACGGATGGAAGGAAGGGGCGGCGCACTACTTCGTGGACGATAGAAAACAAACGACAGTTTTTAGAGATAAAGAGGAAATAAACCCGAAGAAAATGAAAAAAGAAGAGCTTGTCAAGTTTGTTGAGGAGATCATGTCCGAGAAGATATCAACAACCGTAATAAACGAAGACAAACCTTTAACAAGCGGACTACACCCGACCATGAAACCAATTAAACTGCTCGCCCGACAGATAAGGAATTCAACGAAAAAAGGTGAGCTTGTTTTTGACGGATTCGGAGGAAGCGGGTCAACCCTTATCGCTTGCGAAGAGTTAGGACGCAGGTGTTATATTTGCGAACTTGACGAAAGATACTGCGATGTAATAATACAGCGCTGGGAGAATTTGACCGGACAAAAGGCAATAAAGGAGAATTGACATGGCAACAAATAAAACACTTTCGGAGCAGGCGCAGGAAATACTCGCCATCGCCGAAAAGCACGGCGTCGAACAAAATTTTTTCTTTATAACCACGTTTAAACGCTACCAAGTACAAATAAACATTTTAACGGAGTTAGAAAAGAAAATAAAAGAAGACGGCACCCTGGTCACAAAAGAATACGTGAAGGGGCGTGAGAACGTATACACGCACCCGGCAGTCGGAGAATATAACAAGACGTCCACAGCAGCGAACCAGACGGTCACAACCCTTATGAAGATCATAACAACCCTGAGAGATAAAGACGACGACGAAGGGGACGAACTGCTCGAATTCATACGGGGCAATCAATAGTGCTTGAATTCGAAAAATATTTCGGCGGAATTCTTGACGGAAAAATAATCGCTTGCGACAAAATGAAGCGGGTGTCCGAGATATTAGTCGAGCGATACCTCAGCCCCGATGCTTTCCATTTTGACGAAGTGATCGCAAAACGGCACACGGATTTTATAGAAAAATTCTGCAAGCAACCGAGCGGGAACGTCGGCGAACCTTTACGGCTTGAATTATTCCAAAAGGCACGCCTGCAAGCTTTATTCGGTTTTGTTGACGATAACAACCTGCGACAATATAACGAGTGCTTGATAATTGAAGGACGAAAAAACGGCAAGACAACCGAGACTGCTGCCGTGGCTATTGATTTACTAATAAACGACCAGGAAGGCGCCCCGCAGATTTACAACCTGGCCACGATGCTTGACCAGGCAAAGCTCGGATTTAACGCAGCACACAAAATGATAAAACAAAGCCCCGCTTTAAATAAGCACATAAAGAAGCGGGTGAGCGATTTATATTTTGAGGCAAACATGGGCTATATTAAAGCCCTGGCGAGCAATTCCAACAGCCTGGACGGTTTAGACACCCACGCCGCAATTATTGACGAATTATCGGCAATAAAAGACCGTGACATATACGACTTGATAAAGCAGTCCATGGGCGCCAGAAAACAACCGCTTTTATTTTGCATAACTACAAACGGGTACGTGCGTGAGGGAATTTTTGACGCTCAATATGAGTATGCCGCAAACGTAATAAACGGGAGTATAAAAAACCCCCGTTTTTTGCCGTTCATTTACGAGGCAGACAACCCGGACGAGTGGACGGACGAAAACGCATGGATAAAAGCAAACCCGGGACTGGACACAATAAAAAGCCGTGTTTATTTGCGGGAGATGGTACAAAAGGCGAAAGACGATCCGTCATTCAAACCGACCGTTTTAGTAAAAGATTTTAATATCCCGCAAAGCGGAAGCACAACCTGGCTCCCGTTCGAATGGGTTGTAAACGAGGCCACATACACCATGGACGAAATATCACACAGTTACGCAATAGGCGGGTGCGATCTTTCGAGCGTTTACGATTTAACCTGCGCAACCCTTATAATACGAAAACCGAACCGTGAAGAGCTTTTCGTGCTTCAAAAGTATTTTATACCACAAAAGAAGTTAGACGAGAACCTCGGCGCAGATACGAAGCAGGTGCCATATAAATTATGGGCGGAGCAGGGATGGGTCGAGATCAACGAAGGCGCACAAGTTGACTATTCGAAAGTAACACGCTGGTTTTTAGATATGGTTGAAAAATACGACATCCGCCCGCTTTGGATCTGTTACGACCGAGCCCTCGCCGGCTATTGGCAGGAAGAGATGACCGAAAGCGGATTCGAGATGGAGAAAACAGCGCAGGGCGCTTTTACCTGGAGCCAGCCCATGAAGGAACTGGGGTGCGCTTTGCAGGATAAAAAAATAAATTATAACAACAACCCAATCCTCCGGTGGTGCTTAGCTAATACCGGGGTCAAGAGTTTAAACAAAGACGGCATTGAAAGCATCCAGCCGGTAAAGATACACAAAGACCGACGCATCGACGGCATGGTCTCGCTTTTAAACGCTTTTGTAGGATATACCAAACACCGGGAAGAATTCATGCCATACGTGAGGTGAGAAATGAAAGAAAAAAGAGGCATATTAAACCTGTTTAAAGGAGTTAAAAAAGACCAGGCGCAGACATACTCGACTTTTAAAGAGTTGAACGCATACACGGCTTATTTTGGATTTTTCGGCAACGATATCTACCAGAGCGACGACGTCCGTGCTTGTATTCGAGCTTTGGCAGAGCATACCAGCAAAGCAAACCCCAGGTGCACCGACAAACGCATCGAGCGCCTTTTAGCTATTAACCCGAACCAATACATGAACGGGAAGGACATGCTGGCAAAGCTTAGGAATATACTTGAAGTAAAAAACACGGCTTTTTTATTTATTGAAAGAGACGCTTTAAACAGAGTGACGGGCTTTTATCCCGTGCCGTATTCAACCGCCACGGCGGTCGAGTACAAAAACGGCCTTTTTATTCAATTTCAATTTGTAGGAACCGCCACAAACCAATTAACGCTCCCGTGGGAAGACTTAGCGGTGTTAAGAAAAGACTATTTAAACTCGGATATATTCGGCGAAAGCAACTCCCCTTTATTTAATACGCTTGACATAATAAACACCCTGGACAAAGGCGCAGCAAACGCAGTAAAGAGCACAGCAAACCTGCGAGGAATTTTAAAAAGCACAAAAGCCATGCTTTCACCGGACGATGTACGCAGGCAAAAAGAACAATTTGTGCAGGACTACATGAACCTGGACAATTCGGGAGGAATAGCATCGCTTGACGCCACACAGGAATTTAAAGAGATAAACATGAAACCCGCAACCGCCACGGCGGAGGAAAAAAAGGATTATACCGAAAGGGTTTATAAATATTTCGGAGTTAACGAGAGGATCCTGGCGTCCAGATATACCGAAAGCGAATACGACGCATTTTATGAAGCACGCATCGAGCCATTTTTAGTGGCGCTTTCGTTGGAGCTAACACGAAAGATTTTTACAGACCGTGAAATCGCTTTCGATAATAAAATATGGTACGAGTCAAACCGCTTACAATACGCAAGCGCACGCACAAAAATTAGTATGGTTTCACTTGTCGACAGAGGACTGATGACGCCGAACGAATACAGAGAACTATTCAATATGGCGCCATACGAAGGCGGCGACGATTTTATTTTAAGACTTGACACAGCAAAGACAGGCGACACCCTGGACGAAGAACCCACGAAAGAAGAGGAGGAAGAAAACGATGGCAATTAGAGACAACAGGGAATACAGAAGTTTTCCCATGGTTGAGATAAGAGAAGAAGGCGACGAGCCGACATACAGGGTCGAAGGGTATGCCTCGACGTTTGATACATACACACTTTTTGAATACGACGGCGTCGAATATAAAGAGAAGATCGACCCCGAAGCTTTCGAGGACTGCGACATGAGCGACGTAATTTTTTTACGAGATCACGTCGGCACGGTATACGCCAGAACCAAAAACAAGACGTTGGAGCTTTCCATCGACGAAAAGGGACTTTTTACAAGAACAGACCTGAGCAAGACGGCAGCAGCCCGGGAAATGTTCGAAGAGATACAAACGGGGATGTATTCACAGATGTCTTTTGCATTTACCGTAGACGCCGAAGAATACGACGAGAGAACGCACACCCGAACAATTAAACACATTAAAAAGCTATATGATGTTTCGGCCGTTAGCTTTCCCGCTAACCCGTACACAGATATAGACGCCAGCACTCGGTCAAAATTCGATGGATTTATCGAACAGGAGAGAGCGGAGAGACTCAAGAGAGCGGCAGAGCTTGAAAAAGCAAGAGCACATTTTAATTTTGTAAAGGAGAGCTAAAAATGGATCTTAAAGAGATGACCAAAGAACAGGTCGAAAGCAGAATGGCTGAAATTTGCGAGCTTGAAGCACAGTCCGAGTCGGCAGACGAAATAAAAGCTTTTGCAGACGAACTGGCAGAACTTAAAGAACGCAAAGCAGAGCTCGACAGCTTAGAGACCAGAAAAGCAAACGCCGAAGAATTAAACAACGGCGCAAAGGCAAAAATTATCGAAGAGAGAAAAGAGGAGAAAAAAATGGACGTTAAAGAATTCAGAAACACCCCCGAATATATTGATGCTTTCGCAGAATATATCAAGACAGGCAAGACAGAGGAAATCAGATCGCTTTTAACCACTAACGTGGGAGACGGAACGGTGGCAATTCCCGACGCAGTTTATGACATTGTAAAGACCGCATGGGAGAAGAGCGATCTTATGAGCCTTGTTAAAAAGGTTTCAATTCCCGGCAACCTTAAAGTGCAGTTTGAGATATCGGGAAGCGACGCAGTAGTGCATCTTGAAGGCAGCGGAGCAATTAGCGAAGAGACCCTGAGCCTCGGCATCGTTACACTTGTGCCCGAGTCAATTAAAAAGCTTGTTAAGATTTCCGACGAAGTAAAGGACATGCGTGGTCTTGCTTTCCTTAATTACATTTATGACGAGATCACATATAAAATCGTTGCAAAGGCAAAGGCAATTCTTATCGGCAAAATTGCAGCACTGCCCACAACAGCAGACGCAACACACCCTTATGCTAAGCAGGTAAAAGCAGGCGCAGCAATAGGAACCATCGCACAGGCACTCGGCCAGCTTTCAGACGAGGCAACAAACCCCGTGGTCGTTATGAACCCCGCAACCTGGGCAGCATTTAAGGTCGCTGGATATTCGGCATATTTTGCGCAGGACGTTTTCGAGGGCTTACCCGTTATCAAGACAACAGCGCTCCCCGCACTTAGCGGAGCAGCAGAAAACACGGTCTATGCCATTGTCGGCGATTTCGGATTCGGTGCTCTTGCTAATCACCCCAACGGCGAAGGCGTAGAGATCAAATTCGACGAATTAACCGAGATGGACAGCGACATGGTCAGAATTCTCGGCAGAGAATACATCGCAGTAGAGCCCATCGCTTGCGGCGCTTTCGTTAACATTACAGCACCTGCAGCAGGCTAATTTTAAAGGAGGCAGGAATGAAAGTCACCGCTTTAATTAACTACCGGGATTTAAAAACCGGTGCATGCTATAACGCAGGCCAGCGCATAGAGTACGCAGACGACAGAGCGGCAGAGCTTGCCGAAAAGGGATTCGTGAAGCCGGAAGAAACAGCGGTGGCGCAAATTCCCAAGCTTGAAAAGAAAAGCGCACCTGCAAAAAGGACGACTAAAAAGAAATAGCGAAAGGAGCAAGCCATGACTGATGAACTTTTAGAGGTTGAGGAACAAAACGAAGATCCGACACCGACACCGCCCACCATAGCGGACAAAGTCAAACTTGCTTTGCGTATTTCGCATAATTTGCTTGATGCCGAAATAAACGACGTTATAGCCTCAGCCCGCCAGGAATTAAAGCGGGCTGGGGTTGATACAACCTGGGCTGAGAGCGATGACGAGATCGTCGAAACAGCAATAAAGACTTATGCACTTGCATATTTTGCGAGCGAAACAAAAGACGCCGAACGCTACAACGGGTCTTTTTTATACCAATGCGACTGTTTAAGGAAGAGCCAGCCGGGAGAAGTTGAAAATGTTTAATGACGTTATAACTTTATTAAAAGAAACAAACACCATAAACGAATACGGCGACACCGTCCAGACATTCGCAGAGCGGCAGGTGTTCGCAGACGCTAAGTCCATCGGGCAAACGGAATTTTACCAGGCGGAGGCCGTAGGCTTGAAACCTGAAATAAAATTTTTAATTGCAGACTTTGCAGACTACGAAGGCGAAAAGCAGTTAAAGTATAAACCTTTTGGAGGAACCGAGGAAATATACACAGTCCTGCGAACATACAGAAACAAAATTAACCTTGAAATCGTATGCAAAAAGGGAATTGAATGAGTGCACCAAAAAGCGTCACAAAAATAAATAAAAACGGCGTAACATACACGTCCAACGTTGACGCCTGCCAATACTACATACACGAATTATCCAGAGCCGCCCTGCGGGACGTTGGAAAATTTGTGCGGACAAAATGGCGTGAGGTTTATTACAGCCATTTTAAAAGGCACACAGGCGACGCAGGAAAGGCGGTCAACTATAACGTAATAGCTTCAAAATCAACCACAGCGCCCCGAGTACAGGTCGGACTGAAAAGCGGAAAAGTCGACGGCTTTTATGCTTACTTTCAGGAATTCGGCACAAGCCAAACACCGAAGCTCGGACTTTTAAGCGAAACGGTCGAAAGCAACATACAAAAAATAGTTGAGATTGAGTCGAAATATTTATCTGCACTTGAAGACGAAGCACAAGCCCTGGCATTAACAAACGAAAGCGAGTACAACGACGATGGCGACTGACACCAGAACAAACGACCTAAAAATTTTAATACAAACAAAATTAAAAACAATAGCAACAAATGTTTATTTTGAACAGGCGGCAGACTCGGCTATTTTTCCGCATGTTGTTTTTGACTTTCGGCAGGTAGACCTGCAGGATCTAAGCAGACAAGATTATATTTTAGAGGTTGACGTCTGGACGAAGGGAACCAACACCACAACGGTCGACGAACTGGCTGACCAAATAGAAGACCTTTTGCAGGCGCAGAACTTACCGCAGACAAGAATCCTGCCGACATTTTACAAAATAGACAGGCGGTCAATTATAGACCCGGACAAAACCCTGAAACATAGGCAAATACGATTTCAAATTCAGAACTACAAAAAATAATTAAAGGAGAGACAAAATGGCAGCTACAACATATCTCGGAACGGGCGCCGTAATTTCCGCAGACTTCAAAACCGTTAAATGGGTCGGCAAGACCAAAGGCGGCGACGAAATAACAATCCAGTTAAACGACGCAATAAACACGGGTAACATTGAATGGACGTTTGCAGAAAAGAACGACGTGGTGCCGTCCGCAACTTTCGAAGCTTGTTATGCTAACACAGACAGCGCAAGCGCAAGCACGGCAGAACCCTGGAGCATTACCATGGACGCAACACCCACAAGCGGAGCAAGCGAGATTTTACTCGGCGCCGGCGTTTTCTATATTGGCGTAACGGCGGTGGCATTAACAAGAGGCGGCGGATCCTTTAACGTTGAGAGAGAATACAGAGAGATCAACGCAGACGGAGACCGTGGAGCAGTAAAAGGCCGTATTGTTATGGAAAGCTCAAGAGCTAAATTAACGATGAACGTATTAACGATGTTAACACGCTTGACAGACCTTTACACCTCAATAGAGGCGAGCGCATAAACCCAAGAGGGGAGAACAAACCCTCCCCTCGTTTTTTTTAAAGGAGAATTGTATGAGAAACTTACAAACGGGCGACGTTTTCGCACTTGTTAGAATTATAAACAAAGCAGGAATAAAAGAAGAACTAAAAAACAAAATACTTGAAATTGAAGACATAAAGAACGTTAACGTCGATTCTTTCGGTTATGACATTCTTTTATTATTGATAGAAAAGGCAGCAGAACCGCAGATCGAAACGGAAATTTATAAATTCTTTTCGGACATTTTCGAAGAGAGCGCCGACGATATAAAGAAAATGGATCCCATCGACTTTTTAAATAAAGCGCTTGAAGTTGCGACGCTTGAAAGGTGGCTCGCTTTTTTCGAGTCGGCTGCCAAAGTAACGAAACCGAAATAAAAGAGCTTTTATTATATAGATACAAAAGCCTGGAATTTATAAAGGGCATGGAGCCCGAAGAGTTTATCGAGTTTTTATCTTTGGCAATTTCCCAGGAAAAGAAAGAAAAAATATATTTACAATACACAGCCCTGCTGCCGTTATTGATACAAGCGGGCAAGTTTATGACGTTTGATAAATTTTATGAAGAATTTACAGGCGCAAACATAGACTGGAGACCGGCAAACGAACTTTTAAAAGAAGCGGAAGAGATACAAAGGAAGCAGAACCATGGCAATGGAAATTTTTAAACTTGTCGGGTCAATTTTCATTGATACGGACAAAGCAAACGACAGTTTACAAAAAACAGACAAGAAGGCGTCAACCGTAGGCCAGACGCTCGGCAAAGTAGGAAAAGGCGCCCTGGAGTTTGCGTCCATAGCAGGAGGCGCAATGCTTGCAGTGGGCGGTGCCGCTTTGGGCGTTGCGAATAACGTTTCGCAGACCGCCGACGAGATAGACAAAGCAAGCATCCGAATGGGCATTGACGCCGAAAGCTACCAAGAGCTCGCATACGCCGCAGGCCAGTGCGGAGTCGAAATGAGCACCATGGAGCAGGCAGCAAAGAAGCTTGAAGGAACCGACCTGAATTTTAACGACGCAATAAACGAAATTATGTCACTAACGACCGAAGAAGAACGGAGCGCAAAAGCGGCGGAATTATTCGGAGAAAAAGTGGCTTATAATTTATCCCCGTTATTAGCACAGAGCGGTGAAGATTTCACGGCACTAACAGACAGAGCGCACGAACTGGGCATCGTTATGTCCCAGGATTCAGTCAACGCCGGGGTGCAGTTTGGCGACCTTTTAAGCGATTTAAAACAAACCGTTTTATCTTTGGGAACTTCAATCGGGTCGGCTTTGTTTCCGCTTTTAATTAGCATAATTCAAGAAGTATTGACATTTATGCCACAAATACAGGGCTACATGGCACAGCTTGCGCCGATCATAAGCGAAGTGGTCTCGGCACTTTTGCCGGTATTATTCGACCTTTTGTCCGCACTTTTGCCGGTTGCTATTGAGATCATACAAACCGTGCTCCCGTTAGCGCTTGACTTAATAAATGCGCTTTTGCCGGTTATTTCAACACTTATCCCGTTAATTGAACCAATAGCAGGGCTTTTGATGGCTATATTAGTGCCATGCGTTAATTTATTAGACGCAGTCCTGCCCCCTTTAATTGAAAGCTTGCGCCAGATAATAGAAGGCATTATCCCAGCGTTAAATGTTGCCATACAGCTGACCGCCGGAACCGTTACAGACTATTTAAACATGGTCTTTAATTTCGTAAAGCCTTTTATTGATAATATAATCGCATTATTTGAAGGCGTAGGCGAATTTTTAACGGGAGTATTTACAGGCAACTGGGAGATGGCATGGTCGGGCATTTTGAAGATCATGAAAACATACATAAACGGTTTAATAGTTTTTCTTGAAGCGTTTATCAATTTGTTTGTTGATTCAATAAACACGATTATAAATTCAGCTAAAAGGCTCGCAAGCCTTATCCCCGGTGTTGATTTCGACGCAAACGCAGCGACCATCCCACGGGTGCAAATTCCCAAGCTTGCAAAAGGCGGAATAATAACCGAGGAAGGGCAGGCAATAGTCGGAGAAAAAGGCGCCGAACTTTTGACGCTACCAAAGGGCGCATCCGTTACGCCTTTAAATAACGCCCCCGAGATAGATTATGACCGCCTGGCGAATTCGATCATAAACGCCATGAGGTCGGCAGGATTCGGAAAAATGACAGTCCCGGTATATTTAGGCGACGAATTTTTAGACGCCAAAATCGTGGACGCTTTGAACACTTCAAATTATAGGAGCGGCGGCCGATGAGTAGTATTAAAATTGATTCTTATCCTTTAAAAATAAACGGAACCTCGGTGCCGTTTCCAGATACCCCAATAAAAGAAAATTTCGAGACGTTGGAGAGCGTAAACGAGAGCGAAGCAGGAACCGACATCGTCCAGGTCAGACGCCTGGGCAAGCTTACGCTTTCCTGTTCTTACCAGCTAATGGGAAGCTGGGCGGAGTTTTTCGAAAACGTATATTTGACAACTACACCCGCAACAGTAAAAGTCTGGGATTCATACACAAAAGCATACGCAGAAAAAACCATGCGGATGCGCAACTTTTCAAAAAGCCTAATAAAAGGATCCGAAAAGACGGAGACCAACGGCGTGTGGCAAATTAACTTTGATTTAATTGAAATGTAGGTGCTTATGTTTCAGCTATTAACGGAGTCAAAAGACCCGATACAAACTTATACAATTTATGGAGATATAGGCGGCATAACTTTTGACGAAGACAACGTCATCGCCGGAAGCTTATCTTTTACAAACCAGTGCTGCGACGTTTCCGAATTTTCATTCGGCGGGGTTTACATAGGGCAAATGAAAATAAGTTTTACAGGAATAGCCATCCCCCGAAACGAGTGGGTCGGAAAGGATATCGGCATCGGCGTGACCGTTAACGAGTCGGTGCCCGTTCCTATTGGCATTTTTAGAGTAGACAGCGCAACCCACGCCGACGGAATAACAGCCGTCACGGCTTACGATTATATGGCGCTGTTTGACGAGCCCCTGAGCGTTAACACGATAGCAACCTCGGCGGCGCCTTACGACCTTTTGAAATTTGCCTGCGATAATTGCGGCATAATTCTCGCAAACACACGGGCAGATATTGAGGCAATGCCGAACGGCAACAAAACTTGTTATTTAAGCGCAGACAGCGACATCGAAAATTATAGGGATTTAATACACTGGATAGCACAGAGCCTGGCGGCTTTTGCTACGATGGACAGAAGCGGTCAACTTGTTTTAAAAACATTTCACAAGACCACAGACGACACGATCCAGACGGTCGCACGCTTTAAAACTTCAAAATACGGCGACGAAATAACAAAATATACGGCGCTTACAGTTTCCGACATAGAGCAGGGTGACGAGCTATACTTTGCAAAGACACCGGACGACGGCAGAACGATGGCGCTCGGCGCTAACCCGTTCATGCAGGGCGAAGACGCCCCATTATATGCCCCGGATATTTTAGGCGCATTTTCTAATATAGAATTTACACCCTGCGAAGTTGATATCCCATTCGGCGCACAATACGACCTGGGCGACGTTTTATCTTTCCCGAACGGATCAGGGTCAAGCACAAATAAATTTATAATTGCTAATTATGCCTGGACTTTCGGCGGCACTTATAAGATCAAATCGGTGCCCGTAAATAAGAGCGGAAAAACGAAGGCAGAAAAGAGCCTGACGTCGGTCAAGAGGAAAACATCGGGCGACGATATACAATTCTATACATTTACAAATATAAACGATATAGACGTCGCAGACGGCAGCAGTGAACGAATTATAGAGATTCGATACCAAAACACAAAGCCCACAATTATTATTTTTCAAGCGGAGCTTTTGTGCCAGGTTGTAACAACGGTCGACGGCTTAGACTATACCGACGCAAGAGTCAAAATAATATATAAAATAGACGGGGTTGAATTGACGGACTATTATCCCAGGGAAACCTGGCAGGACGGCAAGCACCTTTTAAACCTTTTAAAATTCTTTAATTTAAACCAAGAAGCAAACATTCATTTATTAGAGGTTTATCTGGAAGCGGACGGAGGCTCGGTGCACGTTGAAACACAGGCACTAAACGGCAGTTTGTACGGTCAAAACCTTTATGCGTCCGACGACTGGGGCGGAATTTTACAGCTTGAAGACGAACCCGACGACATAGTGCTCCCCGTTCTTTTATTCGGAGCAGTAACAGACACAGTCACGATGGAGTAAAAAATGAGAATACACGGCGAAACAGAGATCATATTAAAAACCAAACACGGCAGGGTCGACAGATACAAATCAAGCAACACTTTTCAAGCCGATATTTTAGGCGAAGGACTAAGGGGTCTGGGCTATTCAAATGCGTCTATTTATTCCAATTTAGGAGCGCCAGACAACCAAGCGCCGGCGTTTGCTGAAATAGTAGGCGGCATTTTGCTTTTTAAGGATTCGGTGCCCGCTAATTCACAATTTATGAACGCAGGAAACGAGATGGTCGGCAACGGCGCTTATGGAGTAACGAACGCAAGCGAACCGAACGAGCTCGGGAGCTATAACGCCGCCGAAAGCATTATCGCCCCGTCCAGTATAACGCAGGTCTACGACTTCACAACGGCGCAGGCTAACGGAACAATATCAAGCGTCTGTTTGACTTCAAGAACGGGCGGGCTAATAGGCTATGGAAACGCAAACATGAAGCAGGTCACAAGCCCGTGGAACTTACACAAGAACGCAGGCATGGGCAACGCATGCCCGCAAGCAATTTTTACAAATAACAATAATATTATACTTGACGGCGTTTTATATAACTTTGATTTTGACACCGGCGCCAACACGGTCACAGTTAAAAAATATAAATTGCCATTGAAGAACGCCTCGGTGTTTGACGGTATATCCGAGACAAGCGCACCCATAGACGTGTCCGGTCTAAATTACAGCTTTTTTACTTCAACTTTTGCGACGAGCGCATCAAACGGCAAAATATATTTAAGCAGGGGCGACGGCTACGGAATTATAACGGTCGGCACTTATTATATATGGGTATACGACCCGAGCAACGACACGATCACCGAAAAGACATTTACAAGCTCGGCAAACTTTGAAACTTTCGCACCCAGAGTCGCAAAAGATAAATTATTCATGCAAAAAGGCGGAGGCGGATGGGCGGTCTTTAATTTAGACGGGTCATTATTTGACACAATAGCGGCAGGAACCTGGACGGGCGGAGTCTTCACAGATCAGTGGGCAGGCCAAGCGGGCGACAATATTTTATTATGGTGGTTGAGAGATACGGGCGACAATAAAACACTTTTTATTTACGACGACCAAAACAAAACCATCAAAAAGACAAACGGGTCTTATAATATAAATAATTTTACGCAGAACCTGACGCAGGACGACAGCTCAAAGGCTTTAACATTCCAGAGAAGCACAGGCGGCGCCGGCGCTTTTTGCAATCCCCTTTATTTAGCTACAATTAACAATTTACAAACGCCGGTCGTTAAGAATAACACCATGTCCATGAAAATATTTTATAAATTAGAGGAAGTATAAATGCTTATAAATTACACCGGAGACAGCAAAGTCATAAAAAGAATTTGCGAGCTAATAAACACCATGACGGGCGTGAATTTTGAAGTAGTACAGACGCTCCCAACGGTTGATATTTCAACGAGTACAATTTATTTATTACCGAAGCAGGATCCCGCAAGCGAAAATATTTATGATGAATATATAAACACAGACGGAACTTCGCAAGGTTGGGAACTTATCGGAACTACGGAAATAGACCTAACAAATTATGTACAGTTTTCCGATTTGTCAACAGTTGCGACAAGTGGCGATTATGATGATTTGATAGACAAGCCGACAATTCCGACAGTAAATGACGGAACTTTGACAATTCAGTTAAACGGAACTACTGAACAAACCTTTACGGCAAATTCAAGTTCTGATAAAACGGCAAATATAAAGGCTGTCGATTGGGTTTCCAATGGGAAGTTAGGTACGAAGAATTTAAACTTATATCCGTACACTCAAACTTCACGTACAGACAATGGTGTCACTTTTACTGTTAATGCAGACGGAAGCATATCAACAAGCGGTACGGCTTCGGCTACAACAAATGCAACTTTTGTTTGTCATTCAAGAGCACAACACTCAATACAAGAATTAGTAGTTCCAAATGGAAAATATATTATTAGTGGTTGTCCGAGTGGTGGTGCTACAAATAAATATTATATCGGTCTTGGTAGGACACACAATAACGCATTTGATTCTATTGCGATAGATAGTGGAAGTGGGGCAGAATTTACATTAAACGGAGACGATTTTTCGAATGATGAAGTTGTTTTGCAGATAGCAATTACAATTTATAGGGGAAATAATGCAAACGGACTTACTTTCAGACCTATGCTTCGCCTTGCCGAAGATTCTGATAATACTTGGCAACCTTACGCACAAACAAATCAAGAATTGACAAAAGATATAAAAGAAAAAAGTGATTGGTTTTCTAATGGCATTTTAGGAGCGAAGAATTTAAACTCGACACCTTACACATTTGGAAGTCCGTACACAAATAATGGCGTAACATACACAGTTAATGCAGACGGAAGTATAAGTTTAAGTGGTGGTACAAATAGTACACAAACATCAAGTTATGTTTGCCATTCAAGACTTACGAATGGTGGAAATGCACTTTATCCGTTATATTTGCCAAACGGCACATATATTTTTAGTGGGTGTCCGAGTGGTGGAAATGACGCAACAAAATACAGTTTGAGAATTGCTATTCGTAATGCAGACGATACCGACACAGTTTATTATGACGAAGGAAACGGAGTTAAAGTTACATTAAACGGAGATAAATACAACAACGATAAAGTACGAGTACAGATTTATCCGTTTATAAGACCAAATCAAAATGTCACAGGATTTGTCTTTAAACCAATGGTTAGAGTGGCAAGTGACACAGACGATACATTTCAACCTTATGCGATGACAAATCAACAATTAACCGAAGTTGTCAAAGGAGTGCCTTCAAATTCGGGAACATACACATTACAAGCGACAAGAGACGCAAATGGAAATATAACTTATTCTTGGGTATAAGGAGAGATTATGAAATTTCAAGAGCTGAATTGGGAAATATCGGTTTGCAAAGAAAAACTGAAAGAGACAGATTATCAAGCAATCAAACATTCCGAAGGACTTATCTCTGATGCAGATTATCAGCCGATAAAATCCCAGAGAGAAGAGTGGCGAAAACTAATAAATAAATACCAGGAAGAACTGCCCGAAGCAAAAGAAAAATATTTAAAGTATTTAGAAGAGCAGATCGAAACCGAAGACCAGGAAGACGACCTGAAATAAAAGGAGCGTAAAATGGAAAAAACCATGATTATATTGAACTTTTTAGCGCTTTTAGGATTTCCGTCAATATTTATTATACTTTCGGCATTATTCAAAAAAATGGGGAAGTATTCAAACCAAATAAAAATTCTTATGAACGCCCAGCAGGCACAGATGCGGTCGCAGCTTTTAAAAGATTTTTACAACTATAAAAGCCGGGGCTATATTTACGAAAGCGAACTGGAGGACTGGGAAAACCAATACAAAGCATACCACGCCCTCGGAGCGAACGGGATCATGGACAAAAGGCGTGAAACGCTTTTCGATTTAGAGACCAGGAAGGAGATCGACAAATGAGCAAAGAACAAATCCTGCGGAAGCTTACAAGCCGCAAATTTATTTTGACTGTTGCGCTTTTATTATTTTCTATTCTTTGCATAACCGGAGTAATACCGGTCGACATGCAGGAAGAGTGGCGGGGAATAGTTATCGTCACGGCGGGCGTTATTGCTTACATTGTAGGCGAGAGCGCAACGGACGTGGTCGGGATCATTCAGCAGAACGAAAAAGAGGAAGAATAAATGGCAATAGCACAAAACCCGAGAGTGATTATGACCGAACGGCAATTCGTGGAGCGTTTAACGGCCATAAAAAACCGAAAAACATTTTACAAAAATAAATACCCGTATAATTTATGTTATATAAACAAAGACGGCAGAACGAGCGCAGACTGCGTCAACCTTTTAAAAGCCATTTTAAACGGCTATAATATATATAATAATTCGGTCGGGTATTTTCAAAAGGATTTAAGCAACACAGGCGACTGCACAGAGCTTGAATTATTGAGGCAGTGCCAGGAAATAAGCGCCGATTTTTCGACACTTTCCGAACACGCCGAAATATTATACATGAAAGGCCACGTCGGCGCATATATAGGAAAAACGGTCGACGATAAATACAACACGATAGAATGCACTAAATCTTTTGGCGGCGGCGTTGTATATTCCTGGACGGATTCGGACGGAACCAGACGGAGCCACAAAGGCGGAATACAAAACGGCAAGTGGACGCACCACGGCAAACCAACCCGCTGGTGTTCCTTAGTTAACGAGGAGCCGAAGGAAGAACCGAAAGAAAACAAATTTTATTATGTTAAGAGCGGAGACACCCTGAGCGGCATCGCCCAAAAATTCGGGCTAAGTTTGTCGGAACTTTTAAGGCTCAATCCGCAGATCAAGAACCCTAATTTGATACACGTCGGCGAGAAAATAACGGTCGACGTTATAAAAATTGAGTATATAGTGAGAAAAGGCGACACGCTAACGAGCATCGCCAGGAAGCACGGCATGACCCTGCAAAACTTGCTTGAATTAAACCCGCAAATAACAAACCCGAACATAATCCAGATCGGGCAAACAATAAGAATTAAATAAGTAAATACCCCTGCATCCCCTTTTATACATTTTTTTAAGAAAAAAGGCCGCCTAATTCCCGGGGCGGCTTTTTTTCTTTTGTAAATTTAACATCAATTTTATATTAACTTTTCGTTAACTTTTCAGACACGGCAAAAAATAGCTTGCTAACATTTTGTCCTCAAAAATTTTCAAACCCCCTAAATATTGCAAATTCACAACAAACACACCGAGACAGCGCAAACCCTTATAAATAGGCGTTTCAACGGGATATTTTAAGATACAAAAAAATACTTAAAAATACACGGTCGTCTAAATATTAAGTTAATATTAAAAAGGCACGCAAACCGCCGAAATAAAGGAAATCTTTATTTTATTAAAGGTTGTTTGTCCTCAAATTGTTAACCGTTTTTCAAAAACGCTAACAGCAGCACGCTGAGCGTCCTCGGTGGGGTGCGTATAAGTTTGTAAAGTTATAGAGACATTCGAGTGCCCGAGCCGTTCTTTAACAATTTTCGGGTTGATACCGGCATCCATTAAAGAGGTGGCGTGAGTATGCCGGAGCGCATGGAAGCGAAAGCCATACTTTCGGCAATACCGCTCCATGCTTGAAGGCTTAGCAAAGGCGCCCCAACGTTCAGTCAATAAAAAATCCGTTTCCGTTCCCGATTCGAAATTTACAAGCCCATCTTTTACAAAATTTTTAACATAAAACTGCCCGTATTCAATTTTGTTTTTTAATTGTTCGGCACGATACGAAGAGAGCAGACGAGCCAGGGAATCCCCGAACGGCACACGGCGCCTGGATTCGTTCGTCTTTGGGCTTGAAATGCGCCAAGATTTCGACGTATATGACAAAGTTTTATTAACGTCGATAATTTTATCATTTAAGTTTATATCGCCCCAATTTAAGGCAAATACCTCGCCTAAACGGAGCCCTGTGTGAAGGGCGATCATTAAAGCGACATTGTAGGGCGCTTTTATTTCGTTAAAAGCCTTTTGTATTATTTCGAGATCAACACAGGAAGGCTCGGTCGGCTTGTCTTTTTTTGGAATTTTTATATATTCAGCAGGGGACGAAGGAATGATGCCCAGAGGCACAACGGCATATTTTAAAGAAGCACCCAACACGATCCGCACGAGTCGGGCATAATTTAAAGAATTTTCTTTATATATTTGATTTATAAAGTCTTGAATTTTTAACGGCGTTAAGCTTTTGACTTTGAAGGAACCAAGCGCCGGCGTTAATTTCAATTCAATTATTTTTTTGTATAATTCGGCGGTGTTAGGTTTCCAGGTCGGGCGCATAGTTTCAAACCATAAAGCCAATAAGTCCGCATAAGATAAATCGGCATAGCTTACCAACAAGCCGCCGTTTTTGTAATAATTCTGCGCCTTTACGGCGGCATCTTCACAGGCCTTTTTTGTTTTAAAGCCGCTTTTTGTAATTTGCTTACGCTTTCCGCCAACTTTGGCGGCGTCAAAACGGTATTCCCAGACGTTCCCACGCTTACGAATTGTCATTCGAACCACCCCTCTCATCCGAAAGCCCGAGCAAATAGTCGGCCGTTACATTGTAATAAGACCGGAGCCGACGCAGGGCATCGACCGATGGCAAATTCTCGCCACGTTCCCATCTTGACAAATTACCCCGGGAAATTTTCCCGCCGTTTTCGTTCAGGCTTTCCACAACAACGTCCATCGTAACACCCGCCTCCGTTCGTAATTCATACAGGCGCTCCCCGATTATTTTTAAACTTTCGTCCATTTTTTAAACCCCCTTTTTATTTTTATTTCGGCTTGTTTCAATTTTACAACATAAAAAAAAGTTTGTAAAATATACAATTTTTTTGTTGCTTTTTCGCAGCAAGCGTGTTAATGTTAAGAAAAGTTGTGAAAACGCAACAAGAAAGGAGGCCAAATGGACAACTTAAAATTTAAAGGCTTTATGGCAGAAAACGGCATCAAGCAGACAGACCTGGCGGAGCTTTTAAAAATTGACATTTCAAATATAAATTTGAAGGTCAACGGAAAACAGCCCTGGACACTTTCACAAATAAAAACTATTTGCGACAAATACCAGATCAGCGCTGACGAGTATTTTATTTGATCCCAAGGAGGAACGCCCATGAAAACAAAAAGCTTTATGAACTATTTAAACAGGATCCTGGACGCAGAGACCGCAGACGAACGTCTGGCAGTATTCGGCGAAGCCGACATGGAATACCAGAGAGACAACCTGACATGGACGCAGCTCGAAACGCTTTTAAAGCTTGTAAATAAAATAAGCGGATAAAAAAAGAACCACCGACGAGCGGCAGTCCTTAAAAACCGGAGTTTTTTTATAAATAGTCCCTTATCAACTATTTATTATATCAGACTCCTAAACAAAAAGAAAGGAGCACAAATGAAAAAAAAGCTACTTGAAGCTAACAAACTTGTCTTAAAAATTCTTGAAGAAAACCCCCAAGCGAGAAACAGCGACAATCTTTTATATTTGATTTTTATTGAGGAAGTACACCCAGGGCTGACAAAGCAGTCCATCGCACAAGTTTTATTAAATTTGAAGGCTTTGGATCTGCCATGCTTTGAGACCATAAGAAGAACCCGCCAGAAAATACAGGCGGAGCGTGAAGACCTGAGACCGAACGACACGGTGCAGGATTTCAGAACCGAAAAAGAAATTGCTTTCCGGGAATATTTCGGAGGCATTAAATGAAAGCTTTGTTGACGGTTTCAGAGGTTGCAAAAATTATCAGAACCAATCGAAACAGTGTTTATAAACTTATTCACGCCGGGGAATTAAAGGCAATGGATATAAACGGCTTTAAGATTTCCCAGGAAAGCCTCGAGGAATTCATGACATCACGGACAACGCACCCTGGAACCGCCGGAAAGGAGGAGCAATGAGCGCAGTATTTGAATTATTTATAAATCCCAGATTTTTGGGAGCTTTGGCATTTTTAACTTTGCCGCTTTTATACGGACTTTTGGGCGGCGTTTATATGATCGCAAAGGAGAGAATACAAGCATGGACGAAAAAAGAGAAAAATATTTAAAAGAAATAAGAGGAAGGTGCATGGAAATGGCGGCAGCAATAGAGACTTACAACAAAACGGCAGAAATAACAGAAGTCGTCGACATAAAAAGTCGTGAATTATTTTTTACACAAGACTTTATGCAGGTGATAAGAGAGGCATACAAGCCCAATATTATCCACTACAACCCGAACTGGCACGAGACGGAGGACGAATTGATCGGGATAGAATTCTTTTATATTGAGCTTTGCGGCGAACAATACAAAATATTTGCTTTATACAGGAGGGAAAAAGCGTGAAATTTAGACTATTAAACGCCGACGAGATAGAGTGCAGGATCGCACAGGTCAAAACAAACGGCATAAGTCTTTTACTTTATAAGACAGCCAGAACGGACGCAAACCTGCTTGACGAACAGCTCGGCACATTCGAATGGCAAAATGATTTTAAAGTTATTGACGGCGTATTATACGGCGGCATCGGAGTCAGAACGAGCGAAGGCTGGGTCTGGAAATGGGACGCAGGAACCGAGAGCAACACGGAAGCAGAAAAGGGCAGAGCCTCGGACGCTTTCAAGCGGGCAGGATTTAAGTGGGGCATCGGCCGAGAGCTTTACTCGGCGCCGTTTATATGGATTTCGAGCGACAAGTGCAAGATCACGGATTCAAACGGCTATCAAAAGTGCTTTGATAAATTCGAAGTGACCGAAATCGGCTACAACGAAAAAAGGGAAATAAACAAGCTTGTTATTGTTAACAGCCAGTCACGGGTGGAAGTTTACCGGATGGGAGAAAAGCCGCAAGAAACTTTTAACGGAGACGGCAAAGTCACGGCGCTGCAGTTAAAGGCATTAAAAAAGACCTGCGACGAAGACAAGATCCCGGCAGAGTTTGTCTGCGAGTTATACGGAGTAAAAGCGCTTTCGAATTTAACCGAGGCGCAATTTGTAAACGTTGTTAACAACTGGGACAAATTAAAGAAGAAATACAATGACAGGCAAAATACTTGATATTATACAAACTTTTGATAAAAAATTTAGGATCACTTTCGAGGTCGACAACATAGACGAAATAAACGGACTTTCGGACGATTTACGCATCGAAGTGAAGCAGAACCGCCGGAAGCGATCCCTGAACGCAAACGCATATTTTCATGTTTTAGTCGGAAAGATAGCAGAGAAGACCAGAGCAAGCAAAGCCGCAACAAAAAATTTATTAATGGCCAGATACGGTCAAGAAGAATTTATCAACGGGGAGCGGTGCATAATTTCGGTCTTGTCGAGCATACCGATGGCGGAGCGGGAAGACATACACACAAAGGCGGTCGGCTACGGATTCGTGAACGAAAAAGAATTTACACACTATTGCATTTTACGACCCTCGCACGAATACGACACCAGGGAAATGGCGGCACTTATAGACGGAACGGTCGAGGAAGCCAAAGCCCTGGGGATCCCGACGCTCGCACCGGACGAAATAAAGCACATGGAGGAGCTATGGAAAACAAATATAAAATAGTTTTACCCATTGAACCAAGAACCAAGAAGAACAGCCAACAAATAATTATGACAGGCGGTCGCCCAATTATAGTGCCATCAAAAAATTATAAGCAATTCGAAAAGGAAGCCCTGCCATATATTGAGGCGGTCGGCATAGATTATCCCATAAATATTAAAGCCGTATTTTTTATGAAAACAAGAAGGCGGGTCGATTTAACAAACCTGCTTGAAGCTTTGGACGACGTACTGGTCAAAGGCGGGCTAATTATTGACGACAACAGCGAGATCATAGCAAGCCACGACGGAAGCCGGGTGCGATACGACAAAACAAACCCAAGAATAGAAATCGAAATAGAAAGGAGCAGCGAATGAAAACCAATTTGCAGGGGAGCGGATCCCAACAGCTTATTATTGATTATATTGAAGCCAACGCAAGCGAAGCTTTAATCGAGAAAATAAACCGATGCGGCAAGACCATGGCGGACTGCTGGCAATACATAAGAAGCCAGGCGCAGAAAAGAGCGAAGAACGGGTGCGCCATGATAGAAGACCGGGAAGTCTACGGCTGGGCTATTCATTATTTTGAAGAGGAAGGAAACGTCCAGAACGAAAAAACGGACTTGAAGCAGACGGCGATCCGAAGCAGAGACCTGCCGACGAGAGAAGAACCGAAACCGAGCAGGTCGGAAGCAGGTCAAAGGCAGGTACCTGCCAAGCCTAAGAAGGAAAAGGGCGAAGAGATGCTCCCCGGTCAATTAACAATATCGGAATTATTCGGAGGTTTAACATGAAAGAGATCACATGGGAACCGCCCGAAATATTAAATTTTTGCGATACATACGCCATAAATCAAACACAATATGTCGGCTGGGTATACGTTGCCGAGGATTTAAGACTGAGGGTCTGGGCATACCGCAGGACAAAAAAGAGCGGGCTCGAGATTCGGGAAGTAATAAGAGCCAACACGGAAGCCGTTTATGTTCGTTGTATGTATTTAACAGCCATGAGCGGGTGGCGGGTATTTTACAAACCGACGGACGCCAAAAGCTGCGGGTGGTACGGTTACACATATTATGAGTGCCACAAAGAAGATTTTAACAAGTGGGAGGAATACTACACCCTGCCGGGCGTACATTATCCAATTATAAACCTCGACGCATTGAAGGGCACCCGCTACCAATTCTGCGGATTTAAAAGCGGAAACATAATCGAATATATAAAACTTTGGGAAGAGCACCCCTGCGTCGAATATTTCGGCAAGACAGGCATGACACCAAGCAAAGCAATTATAAAAAAGCTTGAAGCCGATCACGGATTCGGGAAGTGGCTCGCCAAGCAAAACAAAGAGGAACTAAAAGAGAGCGGAGCGCAAGCGATATTATACGCTTATACGCACCACAAGCCCCTGTGTGAAGCGAAAGACATCTGCACGGAGAAAAACCAGGCAACACAACTTTTTAAGCGTATGGACGCCGTGAAGCTTTCAGGCTTAGACAAAATAAAAGTTTATAGATACATAATGGCAAACAACACGGCAACGTCCGGAAGGTATAACGACTATATAGAAGCTTGTTTAAACCTGGGTCTGGACTTGAAGGACACAAAAAACGCATTTCCAAAAGATTTTAAACGGATGCACGACCTGAGAACGAACCAGTGGGGAGCAAAAAAAGAAAAGATAAACAAAAACAAATTTAAGGAAGCGGCGAAAAAATACAAAGCTTTTGAATTCAGCAACAAAGATTTTTTAATTTGCATCCCAGGCACGCCGCAGGATTTAAAAAAGGAAGGGCGCAAACTACACCACTGCGTCGGGTCTATGGGCTACGATAGAAAAATGATTCTGGGTCAAAGCTTTATCGCATTTTTACGAAAAGCAGAGGAACCCGAAACGCCGTTTATAACTATTGAATTCGGAAACCGAGACAAGCGCATCCTGCAGATATACGGAGATCACGACAGCACACCGTCGGAAGACGCCCGGGAATTTGCCAAACTTTGGGAAAGGAGAGTCAAAGAAGCATGGACAACCGCCCAAAAATAAATTTAGACCTTTACAACGGATGGATCAACAGCGTCCGAAACATTGAAAGCGAAATAAAGAACCTGACCGACGAGTGCGAAGAGTTGCGGGAGTGCTTAGGCGTACAGGGCATCGCATACGATAAACTGACCGTAAAAAGCACGCCCGAAAACAAGCTCGAAAAGATCATGGCGAGAATTGACCTGCTTGAAAGACAAATTGCAGCTTTGAAGATAGACAAAGGCGTCGCAATTTGCAATATAACGGGAGCGCTTGAAAAGATGGAGGAATGCCCGGAGAAAACGGTGCTTTATAGATTCTATATAAGACGCACACCCATGAGCAAGATCGCAAAGGAAATCGGCTACGATAGAAGTTATTGTTATAAGTTATTGAAGAAGGGAAAGCGCAAACTTTATGAAGAAGCAAACAAAAGAAGCTTTATGGTCGTTGATTGAAGACATCTGCGACAACCGGTGCAAATACACACCAGACGAGAACGGCGAGTGCGAATACATGAAGGAAAACGGCGGCGCTTGTTTTCTTGATACTTTGGCCGACGCTTTGGAGGAAGAATGAGCAATAATTTTAATTTAGTTTTTGAAGAATTCCTGGCCTGGCATACAAAGTCACCTATTTTTACATTAACAGGCCGAGACATTATCGCCGCAATTATAGGCTTTTCAATTTGCCTAATATTATGGGCGTTATTAGACGGAAAGGAGATAAATGGAACTAAGAACCGGCATGAAAATAAAAATATTCCCGGAGACGGACGCCGAAGCATACGTCCGAATGATAAAAGAGCACGGATACACGGCGACGATATATCGGGATCATATAACCATCGGGATGCGCAGGAAAACAAACGAGCTTGACAAAGAAAAGCTCGCCAGGCTTATCCGAACGAAAAGAAGGGCAGCAGGCAAGACCAGGGAAGAGGTGGCGGCCGAACTTCACACCGTTACAAAAAACATATTTGAGTGGGAAGTCGGAACGAAACAACCCAAGAAGGAGAACCTGGAAAAGTTAATAAAAATTCTATACATAGAAGAGGAGGAAGTCGAAAAATGTCGGATATAGAAGCAATAAATATAATAAACAAGATTCGTGGCTGCAGATACGACGAAGGGTGCAAGCTTCAATGCGAAAATTGCCCCTGCAATTATACCAATGAGCAATTACACGAAGCATTATCCAGAGCCACAAAAGCATTAACGGAAAGGAACCAGGAAGAATGAGCGGTCTATATATTTGCACCGAGTGCGAAAGAATTTTCGAAGAAGAAGAGATCATCACAAAAGAAGAATACCTGGCAGAGGCGTGGGGTCGTCCGATTTACGAAACACGCCAGCACTGCCCAATTTGCGGCGAATACGTAGGCGAGTACACACCGCCATACGACGAAGACGAAGAAGAGGAGGAAGACGAGTGAACAAAGAAAATAAATTTAAAATCGGTATAGCTTTACAGAATATAGCCCTGGCGCTTGATTCGGAAACTTTCGAGAAGATACGAGACCGCCTGGAAACCATAAGCGAGATCATAGAAAACGAACCGGACACGGAAGCGTGGGAAGTTTCCAAGTGCAAAAACTGCGAATATTTAGACATGACCGCACCGAGAACGGCGGTCGGCTATATTTGCACAGCACCGAAGGAATGGCCACACGATACAAGCCCATGGAAGCAACCCACGGCAAGAGCATGCAAAAAATATTTTAAAGGGAGAAAAAAGCCATGACATACGAAGTTATTATCACGGCGGTCAGTTTAGACGGAACCAGACGGTCGCAAGCTTTCAGAGCGAGCAGGATCGAACGGGAGCACCTGGCGGGAATTATTGAGCATATAATGCCGTTATATAACCCGCTGGGACACGAAATTTTAATAATGCCGAATATTACAAAGGAAGAAGGAAAAGAGCAAACATGACGGATTCGGGATATATAAAACTACATAGAGCCATACAGGGCTGGGAGTGGTACTCCGACGGCGTAACATTTCGGGTGTTCGTTTATTTGCTTTTGAACGCAAACTGGGAGGATTCGAGATACAGAGGACACGAAGTCCCGAAGGGGAGCCTGGTCACAAGCTACGGATCCATCGCCGAGGCTTTGAACATTTCAGTCCAAAACGCACGCACCGCAATAAACCACTTAAAATCAACAGGCGAACTAACAGTCAAACTAACAAGCAAATTTCAGATTATAACCATTGAAAACTGGGACAAATACCAGTGTCAAGAGTTTGAAACTAACAGGCAAACTAACAGGCAAGCTAACAATCAACTAACAGGCAACCAACAGGCAACTAACAACATAAAAGAATATAAAGAATATAAGAATATAAAAAAGAGAGATAATACAACCCCAAACGGAAAGCCATCCTATACCCCTGAATTTTTCGCAGAGCTTGAAAGAGAGGTCAAAGAAAAATGATTTTATTAACGATTATTATCCCGGCATATAACGCCGAACCATTTATCGACGAACTGCTCGCCACATTAACGGCACAGCTTGACGAAAAGAAAAAAGACATTGAAGTGCTTGTTATTGACGACGGAAGCCGAAAGCCTTTTAAAACCTTTTACCCGTTCGTGCGGATCATAAGAAAGAATAACGGCGGAGTATCAACCGCCAGGAACCGAGGACTCGACGAAGCCAAAGGAAAATACATCGCATTTATTGACGCAGACGACCTGGTGGCGCCCGATTATATAAAACAGATTCGGGAGAAGTTGAAGGAAGAGCCCGACGCCGTTTATCTTTCCTGGGAAACATTCGGAAGCGGCTGGAACTATAAATGCCACTTAAAGGACGGCGACGAATTCCCAAGCTTTAATCTTTGCGTCTGGAATAGAGTTTACAAAAGAGACGCCATCGGGCAAACAAGATTTAATATAAAAAAATTAGTTGCCGAGGATGCGGAATTCATACGGGAAGTCAAAACGGACAAAATCGCATATATACAAAAGCCCGTTTACTTTTACCGGACAGACCCGCACGACAGCCTCACCCAGAGGATCGCAAAAGGGAAGGTCGACATGCGGCGCATTGTTTACCATTTCGAGCACGTAACGAAGGACATGGCCTGGCTTGTTGAGGAATTCGAAAAGGAATACAACGACAGCGAAATTATTTTATTAACGAGACAGAACGACCTGCCGGAGCTTTCAAAGTTTGCGCTTATTATGGCACCCGCCAAAACATACGGCACCGAACTGAGAGGCGAGCCCACAAATTTATTTTTACAGATACCCCGACCAATACGCACACAAGTGGTCGTTTACATAGGCAACACGATGCAGATCGGCGGAGTCGAAACCTGGATTTATAATTTTTGCGCTAACCTTTACAAGCTTTACGACATTATGGTCTGTTATAAAGACCGCATGTGGCCGGAGCAAATAGCCAAGCTTTCGGAAATAGTAATGGTGCACAAGTTAGGCACGCAGCCGATTTTTTGTGATTCATTCTTAAATATGCGAATAACGGACACCATCCCCGAGCAGATACAGGCAAAGCAAATTTTGCAGCTTTGCCACACTTGCAAAATGAAGGACTGGAAAATACAAAAGAATTATGACCGGCTTATATACGTCAGCGAAACGGCGTCAAAAACTTTTGAGGAACCGGGCGAAGTTATACACAATTTAACATTCAGGCAGAAGGAAGCAACGCCGCTTTTTTTAATAACGGCGTCCCGCTTCACTTTCGAAAAGGGCTTAAATCGCATGTATTCGCTTGCTAACACGTTCAAAAGCGCAGGCATAGACATTTTATGGCTTGTATTTACAAACGCCGAAATAGAAGAAAATAACGGCATTAAAAGGATGCCACCGACAACAAACATGCGAGCATGGATAAAAAAAGCCGATTATTTAGTCCAGCTTTCAGACGTTGAGGCTTTCTGCTATTCGATCGTCGAAGCTTTGGAGGAAGGCACGCCGGTGCTGACAACACCGCTTGAAGTTTTAAAAGAGTTAGGATTCAGAGACAAAAAAGACGGGTATATATTACCGTTTGACATGCATGGAATAAACGCCCAGGAAATAGCCGAGAGGATCCCGACGCCCAATTATAAGAACGACAACGAAAAGATCATAAAGCAGTGGCAGGAAGTTTTAGGCGATACACAACCCGAGCAGAGATACAACACCGATAAACCATTTATAAAAGTTAAGGCATTAGAGAACTACACGGATTTAGAGCTGGGGCGCTACGTAAGAGAAGGCGAGGTGCTAACGATTCGAAGGGAACGGGCACGCATGTGGATGGCGCTCGGCAAAGTTGACTACATAAGCGAAGGAGAAGAAAATGGGCAAAGTTGATTTTATACAAAATATTAAAGTTGAGTGCCAGACCGTACAAGAGACCATAAAAGCATATAACTGGCTCGTTAACAACGTACAATTAAACGGCGGCGAGTGGGATATATTCGAGAGCAGGCCAACGACGGTCGAAGGAAGCGAGCACGTCACGGGATTTTATACACCGGCGAAATATTACACACCGAACGGAGACGGAAACCCCGAAAGCGTAGAACTTGAAGGAGGCGTCAGCGAAGAATGGCTCGAAGACGAGATCAGGAACAAAGCGGGAATTTTTGTCCGGGTAAATATTGACATTGAAGGGGTCGAGCGTTGCACGGGGTGCGATTATTTCGCAAAAGATAATTTTTCATATTGCAGGAAGAGCGAGGTGCCAAAGTGAAATTATTTGAACTTTTCGACAGCAAGACCGACAGGCTGGTCAAAGTAGGAACCGAAGAGGAGTGCATCGAGTACACCAAAAAGGAACCCGAAAAAAAATTTTATATGGTTGAAGTTAAAGAAGCCACAAAAGACACAAAATAATATGCTATATTGTAATTGACAGAGAGTGAAGACCGGACAAAGAGCTCCGGTCTTATTCTTTGCAACAATTCTCCTGGGTGCCGCTTTCCGGATATAAGCAGCACCCGCACGAGGACACAGGATGGCTCGGGAATTTTCAAAAAGTTTTTACAATTCAAAAGAGTGGGCGAACACAAGAGAATATATTTTAAAGCGGGACAACTACCTGTGCCGATGCGGAAGACCGGCAGAGGAAGTGCACCACATAACACACTTGACGCCCGAGAACATAGGCGATCCGAAGATCACAATGAACCCGGAGAACCTGGTCAGTCTTTGCAAAGCTTGCCACTTTGAAGAACACAAAGGGGAGCACGCAAAGGGAAGAGCCAATGCGCAAGCGTACGAATACGAATTCGACGAAAACGGAATGCTCCGAAAAAAAAATTGATACCCCCCTGGGTGCGATTCGAAAAAAACACCCCGGAGAC